GTATCAACTGGTCACGAGAAAATCCCGTACGCGCTGAGATATTACGGAGATCCTCTTCAAGAAAACGCGAGTTCACCGCACTCGCAAGGTCTTTCACAGCTTCAGCAAGACTTGTCTGCCCCTTAGAAATATCCACAAACCTTTCACCAACCTGCTCACCAAACTCGTTCAGATGCCCCGCCAACTTCAGATCCGTTTCATTCGGCATCGCATCCTCATCAAACTCAAAAGGTGCCCACGCCGCTGGCTCTTCTTCTGCCGGATGAGATTGATCGGGCCCAGTGCCGTTGGGTTGACCTCGATCCCGCAGCACAGATAGCACACCCTCTGTCCGCAATTTATCAGCTTGGAGCTCCGCACGCTCCTTCACATACGGATCATATTCGTCTGCCTTCACATGTGTGCCATCAGGCAACACTACCGTCGGCACCTCAGGTTGAAAAGTTTCATCTACTTGTGTTTCAGTAGCGGGTGTCGTAGACTCAGCAGCCAACTCACCTTTTTCAAAAGCAATCTGTCTACGCACATCCTTGTTATGTTCTTGAGGGGTCCCCCAATAGTTTGACATCGTTAAGCCTCCTTATCAGATTTAGATATATCCGCCCGGACTTTCGCAGCATCTACAACCGCTTGCCCGCGGACTTTTTCTTCTAACAACTCCATCTTAGCCTTCAGCTCAGCAAGTTCCATCGCATTCTCATGCTCCAACTCAATAAGGTCTGCTTCCTGTTCCTGCTGTGCTTCCATCGCCTGTTGTTGCGCCTCAGCTAACGCTTTACGTTCCTCAGCTTTCGCTTGAATAATCTTATGCGCATTCGGAAACTCCAAATGTTTGAGTAAAGTCGCATCATCAATAACATCTAACTCATACAGAATCATCGCATTGCTTTGCCGAATCGCACGCGTCATACTCCGAGTACCCGTTTGTATGCGCACATCCAACGAAACAAGATCATGAGCAGGCATCGCAAATACCTGGTCTATCCTCCGATCAATCTCCGCAATCATATCTAACTGATAGTTCTCGTATTCTATTAACTGCTCCGGCGGCAACTGACTCGACGCCGCTACAACCTTCTGCTTCTCTGCCTGCAACTGCTCCTGAAGCTCACGAGCCCGCTCCAGCCGAGACGGAAATACAAGAGCAGCCGCGTTAAAAGTGCCATGCAACTCAACCTGACTCTCCTCATCCAAAAACCGAAACTGCCTATCTTCAGAAACAAAATCTAAAAACAAACTGCTAATACACCGAGCAACCTCTTTCAGACTCTGATCCAAAAACGACATCCGCAGATTTGACCGAGTGCGCGCCGCCGTTTGCAGCTTCTCAATCGCAATGCCCGACGGCGCACGCGCCGTCGCTTCCCCCTGCGAAACTTCATAGACACCCGAAGTGTTCTCCATCGATTCCATGCCAATCGTTAGCACTTGCACAACTTCACCGCCTAACGGCGGAGCTTCCGCATACGAGAACCCTTGCTCATGATCATCCGTCACAATCACAGTCGCACCCGGACGACTCAAGTCGGTATCCTGATTCGCATTCATCGCAGACAACGAAATACGCCGCGTCGGATTCGCACACCGCTCCGTATGCTCAAATATCTGCGAAAACGACTTGTTCACCGCCATCTGCATACCCGACAACTGATTAATCAAACTCGGACCATAAATCTCCTTAATGTCAGGCTCCACCGTTACCGGAATAAACATACAAAAACCTGCCGTGTTCTCCTCATCCCAAAGCACATGACCATTACATTCTGTGATAACACGACCCGTAGGATAGCGCAACGCCTGCGTACTCGTGTCATTCATACCCGGCTGCTTCTTCAACGCATCATCCCAATAATGACACTCCCGCAGTATAAAGTTCTCCTCCATCTCTTGATAACCCGGCGGACGCGAATCTATATCACTCCCACCCGTACGCTGATGTGTCTCACTCCGAACACTATCCAAAAACGGACGCTCTTGACGCCCCCTAAACCCAGAAAATCCCCTCGCAGATTGAAACTCACCCATCGGATCCACCGTATACTGAGAAATTATCTCATTCCGAGATTTATCCATCCGATGAATAGCATACTTCGCAATCAACTTCCCATCCTTGATAATCGCACGCTCATGAATAAATAAATCATAGTTAGAGACAGCTTCCAATACAACCGAACCCCGACCCCCATCTTCATGCACATCCCAATAGCATTTAATAAAACCTACACGATGCTTAACCGCCTCATCTATCGCCAGCACAAGCGTCATATACCAATTATTACGCTCCCACTCATGACGAAAAAAGTTATCTATGCCATTGGAAATCTCAGTATGATTCGGATGACGCTCCAAAAACTCTATCTCAGGCAACCCCTCTACCAACAGCGACACAACTTTTTCTTTGATAGAATAAACTTCATTAATAACAAACTGGTAGCTCGACCGATAATCCGACTGTTTCAGCACTTCTGTCCAGTGCATACCTTTGACCAGTCTATCTGCCTCTTTCCAATACTTCAGAGCCTCCTGCCGTTTGTGAGAACGATCCGATTCCTCATAAAACTTACGGACTAACGCCGCACGATCCGCAGGCGCCGTGTTGTCCGGATTCTGCGCACGCAACCTACCTTGAGCCACTAACCATGACTCCGGCGTCATCGGTGTCCGTCCCACTGCATCTTGGGTGCCAGGCTGTAACATCAGAGAAGTTCTTTATCAAGTAGCAACATCAAATGTCTATGAATTACGTCTTTCTGCATCAGCATGCCAACAGATATACCCCGCCGCTCCGAAAGCTCAACAATACGTTCATAAAATACCGCAGGCACAGGCAACAGCCCATAAGGCGGATAATCAAACGCATCCGGTTGCTCCGCAAGGGCTGTCCCCCGATTTTGAAGCTCAGTGATCTTATCCAAATATGCTAACCAACTAATGCACAGGACACTCACGCTCCAACTGCGTCTGCCTCAGCATCTCATACGTGTCGATGATAATCGCCTGATTCTCTATCACAGGCGCATATTTCAGCATCGCGTATGTCTCAATATCCACAGGCAAATGCAACTGCTCCGGACTTACCGGCACACCCTAAAACGCATCAACAGGCGGTGCCTCAAATGGCGGTTTCGGCGGCTGTGATATCGGGATCGTTGGCGATTCTTGTGTTAGAGATGTGTCCTCCCGACGCTCCTGCTCAACGGGTTCATGCCCCGTTTCTGATATCTTCCCTGAAATCTGTTCTGACATGTCTAAAGCAACTCCTTCCCATTCCAAATCAAAGTGCTCACGCCAAGCACGCGTCGCACGCCAATATAACTCACCCTGCGGATGTTGTGTCTGACCCGTTACCGGTATCATCCCATCACGCATAGACGGATGCCCCTCCGCCGTTATATTCGCAACAGGCGGCCCACCACCATACGTCCTAATAATCGCCTCATCTTCTACATACAGCGTCTTGTTAATAGGCGTATACCAAAACTCACGTTTGCCCTTACCATCACCTACATCACACTCAAACTGTATCGGATTCTGTTCAAACGCAAAACTACTCACAGTTCCTTACCTTCAGTGTCATAAGTGATTTTTTCTTCATCCCCCAATGCTGCTGCCTCCGCTTCTTCCTGACGATAAGCCAATACATCCGCTTGATGCGGAGATACCGCCGCAGTCAAAGGCACCCACTCAGGATTTTCAGCATTCCGCGCAACGTCATAGAATATCTCACTCATACCCACAACCAACTGCGTCTCACCACGAGGCCCCTCCGTCGCTTGATCAGGATAGACTCGCGGCACATGCGGAACAAACTCGCCAGGTTCAAATATCTTTAAGACAAAACCAACACGATACGGATAAAGCTCATGAAAATCTTCACGGATACTCGGCATATAGACTCCTTATAATGCATTCCTTTGTATCTCAGACCACGGCGTGAAAAACTCACGCCGCGGCGTTGTGTGACGCTTAATAGGCACCATAGACTGCGCAACCACCTTGCTGAAATCTAAAACACCTCTACCATTCTCACCGACACCCATAATATCAGGCTGCCTCGCAACTGTGTCAGGGATACCCCGCGGAAACGACATATTCGCACGCTTTATCGGCAACTGCTTATTTATACCAATCGGCTGCGTCGCACCCATCACAATAAATCGCAACGCATCCACACAATGATCCTTCCATTGACGAAACTTCTCCGTCTCATTTGAATTGCCAACATGCGTCTTACGCTCATCAATACGATACAACATCAACTGCTCTACAAGACCCAAACACCTGTCCGAAATCAGTAAACGCGGCGCACCACGCACACCCGTCCACGGATTCACATGATGCGGATCAAATCTAAGATACTCCTTAATACGCATCACACCCGCACCCACATTCCGAGGAGCCAGCACAAAAGGTAAACCAAAACTTTGAAACTCCTGCAAAACACTCGTACCCGTGACTTGATTCACATTCCCCGCCGTCGCATCAATATACCAATACAAATGCTGAGGCGTCTTCAACGTGAGTAAAAGCGCCGAAATATCCGATACAATCCGTCCGCTCTCCTCCCACTCACTGTAAACATAAATATCACCCGCAGGCGAAAACGCAACTTCTAAAAACGCCGTCGGATTGCCAATCCCAGGATCCAAACCAATACCCTTCTGCCAATGCACCGGCGGATCCCGATGAGACATCACATGCGTCTCACGACTCAACTCATCAAATACCTGCTTCGTCATAGACATCTTGTCCGTATCACCCGTCAGATAGTGCGCCTGCTCCTCCGCCGTCATCGTCTTCTTCAACGAAGCATGCCAATCGTCAGGCGTGTTATGACTATTTGACTCCGTCGTCATCCGATCCGAATACCAATGATCCTCTTGATACTCCGAAGACTCCTCAGAAAATATCTGCCACAACCACGACAACTCCGTAGGAATATCCCGACGAAAATTCGCCAAAAACCACGCTCGACGCGCAGAAGGCACACGACGCAACCGATGATCTAACATCTTCTTAATGTCAGCATTCGCCCACTCCGCCTGGTCTATCATATACCACCCCAAATTCGCCGACTCCCATTTGTTCAAAGCCTCTACCGTCCCCTCAAATGACGTGAACACAATCTTGCTAATACCACCAACCTCTTCAAGTCCCTCCATATAGTCCCGCTTCTTCCGATACTGACCCCGCTCCAACATATAAAGATGACCATACTGGTTAATCACTTCCAATAACTTATCCTGCTTATTCCAATTCAATATCATCCAACGCGGCGCAATGTCTAATAAATCAGGTATAGAGGATATATTCGCCTGCGGCATCGTCTTCCGAATAATAAATCCAAAATTCGCACGATAATACCAACAATGACGCAACGCCTCAATCGTACCCATCGCCGATTTACCACTCCCAATCGCAGCTTGAACCGCACGATACTTAGACACATTCTCATGAAACTCTCGCTGCTCCACCGTAATACGCTCATCGTAAATCAAACCCGTCGTCCGAAAACGAATACGAGGAAACGGCACAAGCACCTCACGCGGAGATTCTATAAAGTCTACTGCTTCAACGGCACCCATTCTGTCCTCCCCGTCTCCGGATTCACACGCGCAATAAAACGCTTCACAGCACTCGACGACCGAGAAGCTACACGAATAGCAGGACGATGACTAAAACCTACCTCAATCGCATCCAAAGCATTGCCAATCTCAGCATCACGCAAACCACGACCCTCCCTCGCAGCAACACGCATCAAATCATTCGCAACACCTTGAACATCTGACTGGTGCTTCGCACTCTCCAACATCAAATGCCTACCATGCGCCGACGCATAAAAATTCGCCCTATCCTCCGACGCCGTCTTCACAGACTTCTTGCTATGAATAACCAAATTCTC